CTTATAGCCCTAAGCCATTCACGCTTTCGTTGAAGTAGAACGTTATCCACTTTATCTATTTCTCCGGTTAATGCGGCTCTGTTACCAGAATTGCGCAAAGTGTCTAAAGAGGAAACATCCAAACCAAAGGAATACGCCCAACGCTTGTAATAAGCTATATCGCTGTCGAAATCCGTACATGGTTCTACGGTATTCATTGCTTTACTTGCTATTCCAGTCTTCAACCCGCCGCTAATCTTTCCGCCGTTGAAGTTATCGCGAATATAATAAGGCATAGACTTCCAGCCCTTCGCACGTTCTTCAATGCTACTGATGTAATCCCGAAAGGCTTTAGGTACGTCCTTAACTGTCCGTCGTGAAGGAAGGCTTTTATACTGTGCGCCCTTAACAATCGCTTTTAGCCTGTTAGCCCGGTTCTTGTTGTATTCGTCGTAATCCGCCATGATGGGAACGGCGAAACAGCGGCATTGTGGATGCCACCCTACGAATTTGAATGTTTTCGGGTAATCCCCTGCCAACGTGTCGCAAATATCCACGAACGGAACGGGTTCGCCTTTGGAGTTCTTTATAGTGTGGTTGTTGCTAAGCATTACACGAATACCCACAATAAAATCAAGCTGTTGCCATCGTAAGTATTCGCTTTCCCGGTACGCCATGTTTATTTCGGTGCGTGTCAATCGCTGGGCGTTCTTTGCTGAAGAACGGTAAACACCTTGTCCGGGGTGGTACATCTTTGCCGCCTTACTTAGTCGCAGGTTGCCGCCTTTATCGCGTACTCGCCTATAAAGTCGGTCGGGTTCATTCAAGTATTGTCGTAAATCACGGCTTAATTGCTGTGCGCTTTTTCCTTCCCCTAATCCTACGTCTATGCCCAATTCCATAGCGTCTTTTAATTCTTCGGCATACTTCCAAACCCTTTGGCTAAGGTTCAAACCGTTTTCTTTACATTTCTGAAATGCACTAAGGGCTTCAAGGTTACGCGCTTGGTAACGTTCGGCTTCTTCTTTGGTTAGTTTGGAAGTCCGAAGTATGGAAGCTAAAAAAGCGTCGTTCTTCTGACATGCTGCCAGCCATTCGGAGCGTTGCCCGGAAGTAACTACGGCTTCAATCTTTCCGGCAAGTCGGGTAACAATGCCGCGCGCCTGCTTCTTGGCTTTCGGGAAGTCGTCAAAGTTAAACGTTCCACCAGTCGGAAGGTTAATCTTTCCCGCAAGGCTGGCAAATTCATCCGCCGCCGTTTGGTATAGCTTGGCTACTTGCTTTGCGTAGCGTTCGGTTCTTGTGTAGTGTTTCGCGTCAAATCCACGAAGCTGTATTATAAGCTGGTTTTCTTTTGCCATAGTTATTTTCTTGAAAAATCGCGTTTAAGCGCGTTTCTTTCCTTTTGCGTTAGTTTGTATGTCCGAAAGGTAGAAACGCGCACAAATCAAAGAAAAGCGTATTATTTTAATACGTAGCTAAAGCTAAATAGTCGGTTCGTTCTGATAATAGCTATTTTCCCGATCTTCTTCGTTAATTATAGCCTTTTCTTCTTCGTCCACGTTATCCGCCCATCCCAAACGCTGAATAGTGGCGCGTCGGCTTGCAATCTGCTTGTTTCCGTTTGCTGATGTAAGAATGTTTATCTTACTAAGTTCGTCTTCGATGATGTAAGGTACTATTTCGGGTTCTATTATTAAATTGTCGCAAGCCTTAGACCATTCCAAATGCGCTTGTTTGAAGAAGGCTTTTAGTACATTTACCCTTCGCTGCAAATAGTCTGAAAATATTTCGCTTTTATCCTGCACCTTTAAATGTGCGTCCATGAAAAGGAGTTGTAAGGCTACGCCGGAAATAGCACCTATTCCTTTGACGGTATCAAACGAAATGTCGGGCGTTTGCGTAATGGTGTAAATCATGCGCAGGAGCGTTTCTATTTCCAGCTTAACACTTTCGGGCGCGTTTTGCCATGCCAAATATTGCGCGGTAGCCCCGTTTTCCCCTTCAATGATAGCCCCAGCTTCCCCTTTCCGGGTAAATCCTATAACCTTTCCTTGTACGAAAATCTTAGGGCTGGCGTGGTAGTCGTTCGTGTCGGCGAAGTTGGAAAGCAGCTTTTCCAATCGGTCTATAAGGCTTTGAACGTCTTCCCATTCTACTTGTGGCTGGCAGGCATAAATAACGGGTATCTTTCCTATTGTTAATTCTTTCGGGAAGCCTTCTACCAGAGTCCATTTTTTACCCGCTACTTCCCCGTCCAAACCGTCGCAACACCATAAATAATGTTTGTCTTTCGTATAGGTTTCAAAGTAGGTACGTGTAATCATATCCCGGTCTTTGCGCGTAAATTGGCGACTAAACGCAACCATATCGCGCGTGTCGTCAAAGTAGGGGTAAAGCCTATCGCCAAACATCGGGCTGAATATGGCTACCTTAAATTTTTTCGTAGTTTTGAAGCCGTAGGTTTCGTGTTCAGGCACTTCTACCGGATACCAAAGTTCGGCTACTTCTGTCATGCTGTAAAGGCTTCGCGCTATCCGCCTGTTAAGTGTCTTTTCCTTAACGTCGTGGAAGGCTCGGTTTATAGCCTTCAAAAGAGCTTTTTCGTCTTCCCCTTCCGGGTTACTTCCGTAAGTAACCGGGTTTCCGAACGTGAAAGCTACGGCACGTTTTACTATCAACTTTTGAATAGCCAATGCTATACGCGCTACGGGTTCTATTCTAAACCCTTGTTCCGTAGTCTGTTCTACGTTCGGGTTCACGTTTTTGACTTCGCCGTATTCGTCGCTGTCCTTATCAATTACTACAAGTTTGTCCGGTCGCTTTTGCGTGTCATTTATATCGTGCATCTTAGGGTCGTACTGCGCGACGTGTTCCTTTGTGTTCGGTTCTACGCTCAAACGTCCGTTTCTCAATTCACTAACGACTTTGCTAATGTCTTCGCTTTGTAATAGTTCTTCTATTGTCATAGCTGTAAATTTTTAAGTTATCGAAATATTCTATTAAGTTTTTGGGGCTGGCTTCCGCGTTTCTCTATCGTTCCCGTCAATGCGTCCGGCGCGTCGTCGTGTGCGTTCTTTCCGGTCTTCTTGTATTGGGTTATCGCTTTATAGAACTGCGGGAAAAGATGTTCCCAACCTTTCGGGAAGTAAGTAAGGTTCTGCACTTCCGCCGAGTGGTTGAATATGCGCACTTCCTTGTTTTCTGATTGGTGGAACCACGTAAAGGAAGTTTCCCGGTTGCCTAATATGCGGCATTGCGCTTCAACGTTCCGGGAAAAGCCGCGCCCGCCATTGTTGCTTTCTATTATTGCTTCTTCTACCTTGTACTTGGTAAGCCTGCGCGCTGTTTCCGGTTCGGTTGTTTCCATTGCTGCCTGTGTATAGTACACGTCAATTATGAAGTTTCCTATTTCCGTTTCAAGGTAAATAATACAGCAAAGAAAGTCCGCGCCCGTATCTGCCGTATCTATGTAAGCTTTAATCTTTCGCTTCCGGGTAACGGGCTGTACCTCGTAAGTCTTAAATTCACGTTCGTACATAAGCCCGGTTAATGGTGTCGGGTTCTGCATGTACTGGGTATCAAAAACGTAAACGTTCTTCTCGCGAAGGTTATAGAGTTCTTGTAGTGTATGCTTGAACTCCCATAACGCGTGTTCTTTTCCGTCTTCGCCCGTTTCTATTACCGGAAGGCTTAATACCGTCCATTCGTCCGGTTCAAGGCGTTGCAGATAACCGCAAAGGTCGTCTTCGTCCAACCTTTGCATAATAATTATTATCGGGGTCTTGCGGCTGTTTACGCGGTTTCGTATCGTTGTTTCAAACTTGTTGTTCACTTTCTCGCGGACTTGTGCGCTACGCGCGTCGTCCGGCTTTATGGGGTCGTCTATAATAATTGCGCCGCCGAAGCCGTCAGCGTTCAACCCATCAAGTTCTTCAACTTCTTTTGCCAATTCGTCGTTTTCTTCTTCATCAACCAACCCCGCGCCGAAGCCCGTAACCTGCCCAGCGGAAGAAACGGCATACAAGCCGCCGCCCTCAGTCGTGTACCACTTCTTTGTATTGGTGGAAGTCGGTATAGTAGCCGGAAAAATGCGTCTGTATTCCGGTTCGTTTATAATATCCTGCACGCCGCGCGAGTTGTCGCGGGCTAAGTCGTCGGAATAGGAAAGATGAATAAACTTAGCCTTCGGGGTTATAGCCAACCCTTCCGCTATGAAGTTCTTAACCGCTAATTCGGTCTTTCCGTATCGCGGCGCAATGTTTATGATAAGGCGCGTAATTTCCCCACAAAGCACTTTATCAAGCGCGGCAGCTATTTCCCTATGATGTTTGCCTATAACAAACTTTCGCTTCTGCCTAATCTTGAAGAAGTACCGCGTAAAGTTTAACGTTCCCTGCAAAACAAAGGTACGTATTACGTCTATATCCCTTATCCCTTTAGCACTCACTATCCAACTTTTTAAATAGTTCCTTAGCTTCTTCTTTCGTCAATGTACGGGCGGGCGGTATAAGGTCTTTGCCGTCCTTCCCGGTAACTTCCGCGTTTTGTCGGTTGCGCCAGCGTTCCGGTTCTGCGTTGGTAAGCGTGAATATTATCGCCGCTGTGTCCGGCTGGAAATGCTTATCTACTGTTTTTTGCTCCTTTATACGCGGTATTTCCTTCCCGTTTACATCGAACTTTCCGCTTCCTACGGTTACTATGTGCTTTTCCTGCACCGTATAGCCTTGTATCTTTTTTAAAAGGCTTCGTTTTGCTTCTGTGGCAAAGAAGGCTAAACGTTTATCTTCTGCCTTTTCTAATGCTTCGCAAAACTCGCTTTTATCATTCTTCCAACGGTAGAAGGTCGCTTCGTCAATGCCAACGGCGCGGCAAAGTTCCGGGACGCTGTAAGTGTCCTTTGCTACAAGTTCACAAATACGCTCTACTATTTTGGGCGTGTATTTGGTCTTTCTGCCTTTCTTTGCCGTATTATTGTTACCTTCTTTAGAGTTCATGGCTTACGTTGTTATTGTGGTAATTCGTCGCTTATATGAAGTTCCCCGAAATCTTCTTTAATGTTTTTCGGGTCGCCTTTGTAGAATACTAATACATCATCATGCAGGTTGCTATTTTCCCGGCTCTTGTTGAATATTTCCAACGCTTTTTTAACCTGCAATTCTTCAAAACTATCTATTGTTTCTTCTACGCTGCCTTTACAGAAGACTAACACGTTTTGATGAACCTTTCCTACCTTGCGCGTACCGTTAAACTGCCGCCGCACCCTTATTGCAAGGCTGGTTATTTGGTTTACAAGGATAAGGGAATTGTAATAATGAAGACCGCACCCCGTAAACGCTTCTATTGTGTGGCTTACAAAGTTTCTGTAAATGCCCTTCTTATCCCGTATATCCCCGACTACAAAAACCGCGAAACGGTTATTCTTCAACCGGGAGCAGGATTGTTTTATAATACGTTTGTACGCTTCAATGAATTGCGCATAGTCCATGTTTGAAATATCGCGCGGATCATTGCTATATACTTCCAAATCCGCGTAGGGTGGGCAGGAGAAAATCATATCGAAATCGCCACTTATCCCATTCGTGCTAAGAACGTCTTCAAGCTGGGAACTATCGCCTACCGTCCATTGGGGAAAGAATGGGTAGCTTATGCCTAACACCTCTTCCGCGTTTGCTTTGTTGGCTCTAATTTGGGCTTCGCTTAAATCATTGCCGACGTAAGGCATGTTCAACTTTGCCGCTACTATACCGCGAACGCTGCCCCCAGCGAACGGGTCTAATATCCGCCCGCCTTCAATGTTGAACCAACGGTAAGAAAGTTCGGTTAATACCGGGTCGAATATACTTGTAGTAGTCATTGTTTTAAGCCCTAAACGCTCCATTTCCGCTATCACTTCTTCCGTCTGTGGTTCTCTACCTAAAGTTTCGCGTAATGCGTTCTTGGTATCGTAAAATATTGGCGGTTGCGCTGTCTTTGCAAAAGTCAAATCTTCGCTTCTACCTTCGTCGCTTTTTATGCCTATTTCCAGCCATGCCCGGCGGCGTTCCTGCCATTCGGCGGTACGGGTATTCAAGACAGAAAACGGCGGCAAAATAAAGTCGTCTTTAAGGCGTTTAAGTTGTTTTTCCGGATTTTCATCCCCTTCGCTGTCTTCTCCAAAATCTACCGGAACACCCCGTGCTTCGTTATCTATACCGAAATCTTCTTTTGCCTTAGCTATGGCTTCTTCGTCCCAATCAAGATTAGCGGCGGCTGTCGCGTTGTCTGCTAACGCAAGTTCGCGCCCTTCCTTTGTATCTAAGTCTATATCGTTGCGCTTTACGGCTACAAGTTCGTTTCCGGTTGTTTCTATTATAATAACATCTTCCATGCCTGCACTTGCAAAGCCTTCGGTAGTTTTGTTTCCTGCTATAATCTTGTTGTTTTTGTCGAGCAGAATTGAACGCCCCGCGCCGAATGTGCGCAGGCTTTTTTCTATCATGCTTTGCCCGAACTGCGTACCCTTGTTGAAATTCAAGTCGTCCGGTATAAGGTCTTCTATTTTTGTCTTTTTAATCTTTGCCATATCAAATCGTTTTTAATAAAAAAGGGCGTGGTCTTTTACGCCGCGCCCCGCTTCGGCTCTTAGCCGTTGCTATCAGCTATATGATGCTTTTGTAAAGCCTGAATAAACAAACCAACAACGGCGGTAACGCGACCCGGCGAACAATCCCCGTTATTGCCCTCGTTTTGGTTTTGCTGCAAAAATAAAAGGTTTAGCGTATTAAAGTGATACGCTAAACCCTAAAATACTTCGCCAAAACTTCACGCTCCCTACTTTTTCGGGAATAAGTAACTTATTACTTCCTTTCTGAAATCATCGAAAGAACGGCAAATAACATACTTGTTTCCGGCGGCTTCCGCTGCCTTCTGCCATTGCTTTTGTGTTTCGCGCTGTGTACTGCCTTTTTCTTCGGTCTTGAACTCAATACAAAGGGAAGCAAAGCCGCCCGAAGGTTTTAACAGTATCATGTCGGCTACCCCGGCGGTAACACCTTCGCCCTTCAATATCCCGGCTTCCCGTTTGTTCCGCGCTCCGCCGTTGGGTACTGCAAAAAGTAGTAATCCAATTTCCGGGAACTGCAAACGGAACCACTTAACGCAACTTTGTTGTATTTGGCTTTCTATGTGCCTGGACTTTTTTCGGGTAGTGGTCTTGTTGGCTATTGCCTTCATTTCCTCAAATGTCATTTCCCGCCGCTTTTTCGTTAGCCTTTTCCGCTGCTTTCCGGGCGCGTTCCTGCTGGTTAAGGAAAACAACCCGTCGGGCGGCTTCAAAAACAATGTTCGCTACTACATCGCGTTGCCCGCGTGGTAGTCGGCTTTCCTTGTTGGCTATCTTCGGGAACTCTGAAAGGATGAAGGAAAGCGAAAGGTTGCCTTCGTCCATCAACCGGATAACCGGGGAAGATTTTAACTGTGCCCCGCCTATCTGTACATTTCTGCGGGCTTCTCTTGTTTCTGTTATAATGTTTTCTACCTGCGTATTGAATTTCTTATCTTCCAATATACGCGCGTCAATCTCTACATTAACCATAATGCTAATTTTTATTTTTACGTTTTACATCAATCCAAGCCGTCACTATTGCGCTGGCAAAATTTACAATGCTGACTACTACAAGTATTCTTGTAAGCCAATCTATTTTTGCTTCGTTAGCCAACAAGCACGCAATAAGCGAAAGCCAGAATGTTATTTCCTCAAATTGGTAACTTTTCATCGAATAGCCTTTAATCGTTACTACTACGGTTTAATAAATCTTCGTCAAAAGCCCCGAAAAGCGAAGTTTGCCGGGCTTTTTCCTTCTCGCTTAGAAGTTGTTCTACCCGCTTTATTTCCGCGTCTATTTCGGCTTCTAATTGCTTCGATTTGCTTAGCGCGGAAGGTGCGCGGAAACGGAAGTACTCTTTTTGTGCCTTCCGCATCTCTACAACTTTGTCGTAAAACTCCTTTGGGGTCATAGCTGTGCAAATAAATTTTGTTGTATTCCCTTCTTCGCGGTTCTTGCGTAAATCGGGCATTTGCCCCGATAGGCGCAAGCACCTAACTTGGCTTCGTTAAATCGTTGTTCCCAAAGTTCCGCATAGGCTTCCGTTCCCGGTTCTGCTTCTGTATTTAAGAAGGCTAACAACTTCATGCAGAAAAAACCGCGTTCTTTGGTCTTTTCGCCGTATATCTCTACCAAGCCGTTACCGTTTACTTTCATTTCCCTGCTATTTTTTGTTCCACCTTTGTTCTTAATCTCGCTTCTGCATTGGCTACGTTCTTTCTCGCACGTTCCAGCTTTTTCCGAACCTTAACTAACTGCGGGTCGTTGGTTTCGTCAAAGAATAAATTATCTTTATTTGCTTCGATGTAGTCTTTTATCCTATTCTCTTGCAAAGTTATCCGCCCCTTTAATGCGGTTAGTCTTGATAAATCGGAATTAAAACCGTATGCTTCTCCGCTTGTTTTATCGTAAAAAGATAATGTTTCATAGATATGCGCTCGCGGGTTTTCACACGTTAATTTAGCCATGCGCCAATTTATAACCCACCGCCAACGCTGTAAAATTTCGCGGGGCATATCGTAACGGTGTAATACAATTTCTTCGCCGTTTACTTTCTTGCAAATGCGAAGTACGCAATACACTTTTACGCCTAATTCCCGTTCTGCCTTTGCGTACGCTCTTACGATTTCCTCCCAGCTTTTGCCTATGTCTGTTTCTTGTGCCATAAGCTAATATCTGAATGTTGTAAACTGAATAATAGCAAAGGTTAGCGCGGTTTCCTGTGCTTTATCGAATACTGGGATAAACCATGCTGCAAACTCCGAAGGTGTCAGCCCGTCGTTACGTGCCAAATCTTCCAACTTAACCGGGTGTCCTTCAACTTCTGCGGTAAAGTTTAAGCCGTTCCTTCGTAATATTAAAGGCTGAACTATGCACATATTAGCCGGAACTTCTAAAATACTTTCCTGCGGGCTTCTATACGGTTTGTCCGCCCATTGTCGTAGGCATAACGTACCGCTTTTTTCCTGCAAGGCGGTTATTTTTTTCTTCCAATACTCATAATTGCATCGGCATGTGTGCCGCTTTTGACCGTTAAGAACCTTTGCCTTAAAATCGGTTGCTTCGCCTGCCCGGAAATGTGCCGGGAAGAACTTCTTACTTAATAATACTACTGCTTTCATTATCGGTCTGTTGGGTTGCGTCGGGCTGTATGAATAAATCCGACTTGTTTATAGTTATAAAAATGGGTTGCAACGGTTGGTTGAAGGTTAGAAGGCTTACCCATAATTCGCCCGTTTCGGCTATTTTTTTTCGTTCTGCTTCGTCCAATTCAAAACAGAAAATAGCCTGCCCTTCTTTCGTCTTATGTGCTGGTAATGGCTTGTATTCGGGTTGTCCCTCGCCGTAAACTACGTTTGCTTCTTGAAATTTTTTTGGTTTCATTGTCTTACTACTTTTAAAGTTTGTATAGTTCTTTATTGTCCTTGTTTTTCAGAATGGGTTGATATATATTTCTGTTCTGTTTTCATCAATATATCAACCAACTTATGTTCTTCAAGAAAATGCGCCTTATCTTCATCTGTAGAGCATGAATGGAACTGACTTAAATAACCTTGTGTCGTCGCTTTTAAAATAGTCTGTAAATCGTTGTTTTCCCAACAATATGGACAAACGTAGAACACCCCGTATTTATCGGTAATGTCTATATGTTCATGACCGCAAACCGACCAAGGCAAATTACAAATCCCGCAACAACTTTCAGAACGGTAAATTTGCTTATAGGCTGAAACTACAAAAGGCAATCTTTTTATTTCTTCTTTTCTATTCATTTTTCTGTTAGCTGAATGTTTTTAAAAAGGAAGATCATCTTTTTCGTTTTCCGGTGGAAACGGCGAAGCACTTCCCGCCGGGGTATAGATTGGCGGCGTGCTGGTAGTAGCTGGCTGTTGCTGCTCGTTTTGTGTTTCCTGCTTACTGCCTAATAGTTGAAGTTCACGCACGAGGCAATTAACGCCCGCTTGTACTCCGTTCCCGGAATTGAATGTTTTAACGGAAAGGCTACCGCGTACATATACCTGCGTTCCTTTCTTCAAATAAGTTACTACGGAACTTTCACCGGGTTTCAAGCAGCTAACCCACGTTGTACGGCTGTGTTGGTTGCCCTGCCTGTCTTTATAACGTTCTGTACTCGCAACGTTGAAAGCTATAAACTTTTGCCCGTTGAACTCTTTAATTTCCGCATCGTTGCCGATGTTTCCTATTACTGTTACTGCTAACATAAATGTTTAATTTTATGGTTAATATATTCTTTCCATTCCGGGGTTATAACGTCCATCACGTCTTTGCCCGGATTATTTTCTTGCCAAACTCGTGCTTCCCTTACCATTTCGTTTGCAACCTCGATAGGGGTTCCTAACCCGGTTACGTCCATCAAAAAGCTACAATCCGGTATAGGTACTATTTCCTTTATGAAATCAAATGTCAGTTGCTCCATGCTGTTTTTCTTATCCTATTGCGCTATAATAGGCTACGTGTAGTACGTCGTACTGCTTTCCTACTATCGCAAATTGAAAATTACTATCTGCGCTCGGTTGAACGTTGGGAATGTTTATAAATTCGTAAGTGTACCCTTCAATGGTATAAGCGGCTATTTCCCGGTTGCTTTTAGCGAAGGCTGTTAAGCTGCTTATCAATAGCTTGTAATAGTCTTCCCCGAAAGCCTTTATTAGCTTGCTTTTATTTCTTAGTGCAAATCTCATATTAACGAACCGTCTTATTTTAATACGTCCTTTGGAACACTTAACTTTTTACTCAATAGGGTAGCAACCTTTTCGGCTGCTGCGCGAAACTCCTTGTTATACTTATATTCGCTATCGTACCGCCGAAGGTAATAACATATCGTACTTTGGTCGTGTAAGGTTTCTTCCGCTATACGTTGGGTATTCTCGCCGCGTTTTTTGCAATGATGCGCGTAAATCATCCGGGCGTAAACGTGCCAGCGGTTACGGCTGTCTTCTGAAATGGAAGCGAAGCTAACCCCCATAGCGGTAAGTATAGCCGTCTTTATATCCCGGTGTTTGGGTGGTTTCTCATAGTTTATAATCAGTCCCAAACCTTCGGCTATATATAGTTCCAGCCCTGCGCCCGTGCTGCGCTCCCAATTAGAAAGCATATAAATCGCGTCGCAATCGAGCAAAAGGCGAATATCCACCTTCATTTGTTCGTTCCAGCGCGAACCCGGCTTTAATTCGTACCGCAATGGGTTTACAACCTCGTAACCCTTTGCTTTTAGTTCCGCTTCCGCTTTGCTGAACTTTTCCACATATTCGGCTACCGGAAGCCCGGTTATTTGCCCGCTTATATATACTTTATGCTTCTTCATGTCTTTTAATCGTTTTTTTGCCCGTTAAGGCGTTATTATATTGTTTCCCTTACATCTTACCGTCTGAAATACGATAGTTGAATATCGGGGTTCATTTGTACGGCTATCGCGGTGTTAGCTTTGTTAGTCTTGGTCGGTAACTTGAATTATCGAAGCCTATAAGGTCGAACATCTCTACAAATCGGTCGGCTACACGAACCCCGTAACGCTTGGCTATATCTTCGTCGCCTTCCAAGTTTGAGGTTATAATCGTGAATAACTGGCGGTCGTAACGGTGGTATAGCAAATCTACCAACGGGCTAACCTCGTTTCCCCAAACCTTTAGGCTTGCTGGTTCCGTCCCTACGTCGTCGATGCAAAGAAGCTCGGTATTTTTCAAGTCCGCTAAAAGTTCCTGCTTTTCCCCCTTCGCTGCTTCCGTAAGTGCGGAAGCCGGAATAAAGGAAACGCCTTTACGTTCAAACGATATATCGCTATGGTAAATCGTATTTATTAGCTGGGAAATTGCACGCGCTAATGTTGTCTTTCCGCATCCGGGTGTTCCGTACATGAATAACCCCGGTTTCATGCTTTCGCCAACGAGCCAACGCGCCGCCATTGTAAGATGCTGCCTTGTCGCTTCGTCTTCTTGGTAAGAATAGCCCCGGTTTTCAACTTGGAAACGGTAACATTCGCGTAGCATGGCGGGTACGTCCTGCGTATAACGGTCAATCTTAAAGCGTGCTACGGCGGGGCTTCTTTTGCGTAGCAGGTTCGCAAATGCCACTATGTCTATCCGTTGTATCGGTTGCTCCTGCTTTTTGTTCTCTGTTGTTCCCATTGTCTTTCCTTATTTTAATTCTTAGATGATTAATCAAATGCCGCGCCCATTCGGTATAATTTATGTGGGTATCTCCGGTTAGTTCCCATTCGTCTATAACTTCTTCGGCTTCCTTGCGCAATCGTTCGGGAGTGACATAAAGCTGCATGCAAATGGTTTCTATCTGCGCCCTTTTGTTTTCGCTGAAAAATTCGGTTAGAAACTTACTGTTTTCGGTTTCCTTGCCGTTTATGTTTTTTTTCTCGCGCACGCCATCAAGAGAAAGAAGAGAAGGAGAATTATTATTAATCATATCAACATCATTACATATCATATCAATGTTGTTTTCGGT